CTCCGGTGTTTCGACAAATGTTGTTAAAAACTTTGAAGTCCAACCCAATGATGCAGCGGGTCTTATTACCGGCAAACTTATTGTAGAACAGAACAACAAGATGCGAGCATTCACTGAAAATCAATCAGATAGTGATGTAAACTTTATCTTTTCATTCTTACAAGCATTGAACGGTTAATTAAATGGCGCAGAAACGGTTATCACAGTTAAGTGGAAAGATAAGAACACGGGCGTTTAGTCGTCTCGATTCTGATCGTTACACTTTTCTCAATCTAGAACAGGCAGAACCCAATGCGGGTTTGCCTGCGGACAGTGGTGGCCTATTTCAATCTGCATTAGACGGTACACGTAGTTTCACAAGTAGTCCAAGTTTGCGGGGTCTCTTCTTTCAAGAAGACACCCTTGACTCTACAATTGGAAACGATCGATACGTTCTTAGTGTCAATGATCCTTATAATCAAGAAAGTCCCGTTGGACTTATCAGTATTGCAGAACTATTGGGAGACAGTGGTTTTGCGACGGATGACTTACAAGCAGTAACAGAAGCAGGTAATATCACCACACTTCCTATTACAACGGGTGGTCTTGCACTTACGTTTGTCGACAGTAATCCAAACTCAACTACACTTCTTGTCTTAGACTTATTAACAGATAGTGTTGGTAAGAGGTCATTTGCTTCCCTTGCAGATGATGCAGGTCTTATTTCTCAGGGTGATGCAATTCAGGCAGGTGGTCTGTCAATCACTCAGGTCGACAGTGATCCAGACACTCAGACAGTCCTTGTCATTAATGAACTCACAGACAGTGTCGGCAAAAGATCCTTCGAGTCTCTTGCAGACGACTTGGGTCTGATTAAACAAGGTGATCGAATTGACGCTAGTGGTCTAACCCTACAGACAGACAGTGATCCAGACACACAGATTGTTCTTGTACAAGATTTACTCACCGACTCTGTAGGCAAACGTTCGTTCCAATCACTTGCAAACGAAGCAGGATTCATTCAACAAGGTGATCCTATTGTCGCTGGTGGACTCACTCTTACTGTTGCAGATAGTGATCCATTTTCACTCACAGTACTTGTTAAAGATTTACAAACCGACTCAGTAGGCATTCGGTCGTTTGAGTCTCTTGCAGACGATCTTGGATTGATCAAACAGGGTGACCGAATTGATGCAAGTGGACTTACCTTACAAGCAGATAGTTCAGATGACCTAACAGTTCTTACAATAGACCTTGCCACCGATTCAGTCGGAAAGCGTTCATTCGAATCTCTCGCTGATGCGCTTGGGTTGATTCAGCAAGGTGATCAGATCAATGCTGGTGGTTTAACACTGACAACCGATAGTTCTGATGATCTCACAGTATTGACCGTTGATCTTACCACAGACAGTGTCGGCAAAAGATCGTTTGAGTCTCTTGCGGATGATCTTGGTTTAATCAAACAAGGCGATCGAATTGACGCCAGTGGATTAACTCTTACTACTGATAGCGATTCCTCTGCAACCGTTCTGGTTATTGATCTATTAACAGACAGTGTTGGTAAAAGGTCTTTTCAAGATCTCGCCGAAGAAGCGAACCTAATTCAACAAGGGGATCGAATCGTTGCTGGTGGTCTACAGATCACCGTTGCAGACTCCGACTCCGACACGAATCAGATTCTCGTATTAAACTTACAGACTGACTCCGTAGGCATTCGTTCCTTTGGTGATCTTGCGGATGAAGCGGATCTCATTCGTCAGGGTGATAGGGTTGATGCGGGCGGATTAACTCTTGTTACAGATAGTTCAGATGATCTGACTGTCCTCACGATTGATCTTCAGACGGACTCCGTAGGTAAACGATCATTTGAATCATTGGCGGAAGAATTAGGATTAATTCAACAGGGTGATCAGATCAATGCCAGTGGTCTAACTTTACAGACTGACAGTGATCCAAACTCTCTAACTGTATTGGTACAGGATCTTCAAACAGATTCAGTAGGAAAAAGATCGTTCGAATCTCTTGCAGATGATCTAGGACTGATTAAACAAGGCGATCGAATTGACGCTAGTGGATTAACTCTTACTACTGATAGTGACTCTTCTGCTACAGTTCTTGTTATTGATTTGCTTACTGATTCTGTTGGTAAGAGGTCATTTCAAGACCTTGCTGAAGAAGCAAACCTTATTCAACAGGGCGACCGCATCGTTGCGGGTGGTTTGTCTATTACTGTGGCGGACTCCGATTCCGACACAAACCAAATACTTGTTCTAAATCTTGAAACCGACAGTGTTGGTATTCGTGCGTTTGGTGATCTTGCGGATGAAGCGGGATTAATTAAACAAGGTGATATCATTAATGCCGGTGGATTGACTCTAGTTGCTGATAGTTCGGACGACTTGACGGTTCTCACCATAGATCTCCTCACGGATTCGGTTGGTAAGAGATCGTTTGAATCTCTTGCAGACGATCTTGGATTGATCAAACAGGGTGACCGAATTGATGCAAGTGGTCTGACACTGGCAGCGGATTCTGATTCGGATACAAACCAAGTACTTGTAATCGATCTATTGACAGATAGTGTTGGCAAACGGTCGTTCCAAGATCTTGCGGAAGACGCAAATCTGATCCAACAAGGAGATAAGATTGTCGCAGGTGGTCTACAGATCACCGTGGCAGATTCCGACTCCGACACGAATCAGATACTTGTTCTTAATCTTGAGACGGATTCGGTAGGAATTCGAGCATTTGGTGATCTTGCGGATGAAGCAGGATTAATTAAACAAGGCGATATTATCAATGCGGGTGGTCTGAATCTAGTTGCGGATTCCGACTCTGACACCAACCAAATACTCGTTCTAAATCTTGAGACGGATTCAGTAGGTATTCGTGCATTCGGTGATCTTGCTGATGAAGCCGGTCTGATTCGACAGGGTGATATTATTAATGCTGGTGGTTTATTACTTACTGCCGACAGTGACTCCGAGTCAACAAGCCTTCTTGTACTGAATCTCGAAACCGACAGTGTTGGTATTAGGAACTTTGCAACCCTCGCAGAAGAAGCGGGTTTAGGCGCAGATACTCTTCAGATCGTTACTGATCGAGGTGACTCAACAAATCGCAGTATTACGATTGCAGGTTTGTCAATCACCAATATTGATAGCGATGATACCACAGATCAACTTTTAGTTCTGAACCTCACTACAGACTCCGTAGGTATTCGGTCGTTTGCACAACTTGCAGACCAAGCGGGTGTGGGTGAGGATACACTTCAATCCGTTACGGAACGAGGTGACTCTACCGATCGTGCAATTAATCTGAAACAAGGTTTGACAATCAACAACTTGCCGACTGATAATCTAACCACCACGGTTCTGGTTCTTACCGGTGAGGATAGTGTTGCGATTCGAGAGTTTGCGTCACTAGATGCCACAGTACAAGAGACATTACAGACTGTTACGGAACGCGGTGATAGTACGGACAGAGATATTCTCATACGCAACTCTTTGACTGCGGATTCGGTAAAAGCATCGGTTGGTTTCTTTGACACAAATAATATTCAACTTATCATCTATGATTCCGCAGGGTCAATACTCTGGGGTGCATAAATAGAGTAAGAAACTTTATTGGAGAAAATTCATGGCAGTGCCAAGTTCAAGACAAACATTGATTGACTATTGTCTACGCAGATTGGGACAACCGGTAATCGAAATCAATGTCGACACAGATCAGGTAGAAGACCGTGTGGATGACGCATTGGCAATGTACCGTGAATTCCATGACGATGCTTTGGTTAGAATCTTTTTAAAACATCAAGTGACTGCATCGGACATTTCAAACGGTTACATTCCTATCTCAGCAGACATTCCGTATATCAAAAAGGTGTTTCCATTAAATCCTACGTATTCTAATATCAATATGTTTGACATTCGTTATCAATTGATGTTGAATAGTCTGGGTGACTTTATGCAGTTTGCTGGAGGCATGTCATACTACTACCAGTTGGAACAGTATCTTGATTTTCTTGACAGTGTGCTTACTGGTGAACCGATTGTAACATTTTCAAGAAATCAGAATAGACTTTACCTACACGGAAACTTCGAGGATAAAGACGTGATTGAAGGTGAGTATATTCTCATGGAGGCATATCAACAGGTAGACGAAAATACCTATAATGTATGGAACGATATATTCATGAAAGATTATACCACACAATTGATCAAACAACAATGGGGTTCTAATCTAATTAAGTTCGAAGGTATGCAGTTGCCTGGCGGTGTCACAATGAACGGTCGTCAACTCTATGATGATGCAACGCAAGAATTACAAAGACTAGAAGAAAAACTGAGACTCGAATACGAACTTCCAGTCGATTTCTTCATGGGATAATAAATGGCGACTAATCTTTACTTTACACAGGGAACACTAAACGAACAGACACTCTACGAGGATATCGTAATCGAATCCTTGAAGATGTATGGTCAGGATGTGTATTATATTCCCCGTGAAATTGTCAATCGAGACGGCATCTTCCAAGATGATTCAGTCTCTCGTTTTGACAACGCATATCGTATCGAAATGTACATCGAGAATATCGATGGATTCGATGGTGAGGGCGATCTTTTCACCAAGTTTGGAGTAGAGATTAGAGATGCTGCCACCTTTGTGGTCGCACGTCGACGATGGCATAACACAGTATCTCTTTATGAAAACGAAGAAGAGACTCCGTTCTATCGTCCCCGTGAAGGCGATCTCATCTATCTTCCATTGTCAGGTTCCATGTTCCAGATACAACGAGTGGAAACCGAAGAACCATTTTATCAGTTAAAGAATCTACCCATCTTCAAAATGCGTTGTGAGTTGTTCGAGTACAACGACGAAGACTTTGATACTGGTGTTGACACAATCGACGTGGTTGAGAAGAACCATGCCTATCAGAATGTTCTTACAGTTGGATCAAACCTATCATTTGACGAAGGAGAGGCAGTACGTCAGGTCAATTCGACATTCACCATTACCGGTGAGGTGGTCAAATATGACGAACCCAATGGTCTTCTTTATCTTGCACACTCTGCGGCATCTGACGGGAATTACCACGATTGGACAACAGTCGCGCCGGTTGAAGGACTCACCAATGGGGAATCCGTCACACCCACACAGGTAGGTGAAGATCTACAAGAGAGTACACAGAATGCAGACTTCGATACGATTGGAGATGGATTCGTGGACTTCTCTGAAAGTAATCCGTTTGGAGATCCACAGTAATGTTTGGCACTCATTTTTATCATCAACGAATACGAACTGCTGTCGCAGTCTTTGGATCTCTTTTTAATAACATAAAGATTGTTCGAAAGAATTCTAGTGGTGGGGGTGTCAGTCAGGTCAAGGTGCCTCTTTCTTACGCACCTAAGAGAGACTTCATCGCACGTCTTGATGCCATGGCAGATGGAGAAAATGCGGAACGTCAGATCGCAGTCAAACTGCCACGTATGTCGTTTGAGATTGTTGCAATGAACTATGATGCACAACGACAGTTGCCTAAGACGAATAGTTGTCGTATACCATCAACTTATGGTAATGCGACAGAGATTTACACTCCAGTACCCTACAACATAAACTTTCAGTTGAACGTTTATGCACGTGGTCAGGATGATGCATTACAGATCGTAGAACAAATTCTACCTTATTTCACTCCAGCCTACACACTGACAACAAAACCGTTGAGTGACTTTGAGGGTATCAAAGAAGACACTCCGATTACAATGCAAGGCATTACGTTTTCAGATGATTTTGAGGCGACACTAGAACAACGTCGAACCGTTATCTACACTCTTGATTTCGAAATGAAAATCATGATGTACAAGGCAACGGGAACACCTCAACCAGTTATTACACAATACGATGTGGAAAATGCAGACCTCAACGGGAATGTGTTTTTCCAGACAGCAGACAGTGCCGCATCGGTTACCAAAGGGCTTTCAGCATCTACATCCGAAGACACTGCGGTCTCTACAGATTTCCAAGCATACAATGTGCCACTTACAACACACGGACTTCGACTTGGAGACTCTGCATCTAATGGTGAAGTGAGTGTAGTATACACCAAACGATTGGTTTCTGCAAGCGGAATTGTAGTGGCACAAGGTACACATACATACACTCCAGATGCAAACTTCAATGGAGTAGATCAGTATACTTTAGAAATATTGTACGGTGATTCTGCAAATCCGAGCACAATTGAGAAGACGGTTAATGTTACAATTGGCGCAGTACAGGATGTGGTGTCTACCTCACTTGGGCCGTTTGCATTGACCGTAGGTGTCGCAGATATTAGAGACGTTTCTAGTAATGATCCATTCACAAGTCCAACATACAGTATTGTAAGTAATGGTTCATTAGGTAATGCTATAATTAGTGCAAATGGTATTTTGACATATGATCCACAATTTGCAGGAACGGACACTGTAACGTATGGCGTTACACCTTCAGGTGGTACAAGAGAGAACGTTACGATAACCTATAACAACAGCGTATAAATATAGATACGAATTCTTGAGGAATAAGAAATGGCAGGCGTAAAAATAAGCGAACTGGACGAACTGACCGGAGCGAATGCAACGGACTCCGATGTTCTGGTGATCGTTGATATTAGTGACGGTGTAGACGGTGTCACCAAAAAAATTAAATATGGTAATCTAATTGCGTCACAGATCGAAACTGCGGAAAAATCAGATCAGATTCGAATCGAAGATCTTGCCGCCGTTGATTTTGGTTTTCCAGTTTTAATTGCACAAAGTGCCTCTGCTGGTGACAGATATGACTCTGTTGGTTTTAATGTAGATGGAACCGATAAATTTTTATATAACCCCGCTCAAGGAAAAATAACAGTCAGTCGATTAGAAGGTGTTGCAGACGAAGCATTGGTAGCAGACTCCGCAAACTTCAATTTAAACTCAATTAACGACGTTGCAGACGCATTTCCGGGCCTTGTTTCAGGTCAGGTATTGAAATACGACGGAACTAAATGGACAAACCAGAATGATATCGTAGGTACTTCAGGTTCCGGTGTTATCGCACAACAAATTCAAACAAAGTCTGCCGGCGATCTTGATGCATCTTTTCTCATACCGATGGTAGGTTCGGTAGGTGCTGACTCAGTAGATGTGGACAACCAACTAACATACAATCCTAGTTCAAACACGTTGACCACAACAAATTTCGCAGGTAATGCATCGAGTGCAACAACGGCGAATCTTGCGACGGTATCAACCGATACAAGAAACGTAATTGCAGATAGTGCAACAACTGGTGCACTTTATCTACTCATGCGTGAAGACTTTAACTTGGGTGCAGATAGTGCAAAGTTTGATCTCAACTTCACTTACAACGCGACCAGCGAAACACTGTTTGCTACTAATTTTTCAGGTGATGGATCGAGTGTTACCAACGTTTCTGCAGCGAGTGCCACAACAGCGGACGCTGTTGCAGTAAGTTCAGCATCCAATGATGCAACATTTTATATTCACTTTGGTGATGCAACATCCGGAACAGACGCACTCAATGTAAACACAAACTTAACTTATAACCCAAGTGGAGATGGATTACTCACGAGTGTACTTGCGTATACAGCAACTACGCCTGGTGATTGGAATGGATCTGCACCAACAACGGTAGGAGACGCCATCGACCGTCTTGCGACATTAGTCAAAACATTAAACGGTGGTACAGGAGCATAATAAATGGCTGATATTAGAATATCACAATTAACCGAACTTGACGCTGCACCATCGGACAGTGATGTATTGGTCATTAATGATGTGAGTGTATCGTCAACTAAAAACATTACAGTAGCAAATTTTCTAAGTGGAATTGCACGAAACATTACGGATTCGGATGCTGGATGTGTTGTTGAAGGTGAACTCACCGTAAACAACGGGTTGAGTGTTGGTGGTACACTTGACGTGACTACTGCAAATATCGACACGATTAACACATCTGCGAACCTCTTGACAATTGGTACTGGTCTAGGTACTGCAACCACATTGAAAGCTGGTCAGATTGATATCAACCAGATGGGAAATCTGGACGGTTCGGGTATCTCATTGGTCTCTAACCTGAAAGCAGATGACAATAAGGAATTCCGTGTGGGTGATGGGGGAGACGGCAAATTCTACCACGACGGATCTAATACCTACCTAGAAGAAGGTGGTGTTGGTTCACTGTACCTTCAATCAAATGGCGCTGGTGTTGCTATACGAAACAAAACCAATTCATTGAAGTGGTTTGAA